GCCCCCATAACTTTTGCCAAGACCAAGTGCTTAACTTAGTTGAGTAATGATATATAAATAAAATAAATTGTTTTCTCATTTTTTATGTTGTCTTCTTTTATTTTTATTCATTGAAGACCATTTAATTTTACTTTTATTTGTTGAAATACTAGTCTTTTTAAATTTAGACCTAGTTTCATGTACTTCTTTAGTTAAAAGGCTACCTGCTTTTTTCTTAGCCACCTAGCCTTTTTTTGGAAAACCTTTTTTCATATTGTCGTAGTTCTTTTTAGAAATTGTAGATTTCTTTTTGCTTCTACTAATACCTAATTTTTTTCTACGATTTATATTTCTATATAATGACATATTTTTCTCCTTTATTTTTTCTTAAATGCTGATACTCCTTTAATTCCAAGTACACTTGAATAACCCCCAATAATTAAACCTTGCAACCAAAGAGGAAATTTATTTACTTGGTCAAAAAAAGCATCAAGTTTTGATATAATTTCTGGGTCATCTGAAAAAATTCCCCAAGCACAGACCAACAGTGGAATTGAAATAATTATTAAAACTATCTCATCTTTTAAATCGTTTGCTTGATGAGTTTTAATAGTATTAACCATTTCAATTTCGCCATCAATAACTCTTTGCATTTGCTTTCTTTCAGCAATACTTTGTAAAACTTTTGTTTCTTTTCTATTTTTATAAACTTCAGAACCAGTTTTTAATGCTAATTTAACTAATGAAAACCACATTACTTATTATCACTCCTATTTGCTGATTTACTTCTTACTCTAAGATTACTTCTAGAATTGTTTCTTGGGTTGCCATCTTTATGGTCTACATCTTTACCTTTGATACCAACTCTTTTTTTCATCATTCTTCTAGCAAGGTTTCTTCCTGCTCTATTCTTCTTTTGTTTAGATGAAGAATGATAATTGTCATATTCTTTTCGGTAATTTCTAGCCATTAAAATACTGAACTATTAGCAAGTTTTCGTTCTACTTCTTTTCTAAATACAGGGTCAGTTTCATATCTCTTATCATTCATAGCTTCTGTCACTTGTGCAACTGAAGTAAATTGTTCAGTAGATATATTATTGACATCACCTTGTACCATTTCTTGTTGTGGTGAATTTGGTGATACACCTGCTTTAGTCATTAGACCTTGAACTGCCATTTTAATTTGTTCTGTAGTTCCAGTGTAAGTTAAATCATTAAATGCTTTCACTTCTGCTTCTGGTAGATTATCACTAGCCCATTGCATAAGTTCACCATATTGTTCTTTACCACCTACAACTGATTGTATCTCAGCACTTTGTGTATCAGCGATAGCTTTTTGTCCTTCAATGTAGCCATCAACTAAATCTTTAGGTAATCCTTGTTTAGCTAAATCTTGATAACTCTTTTCAGATAGTACACCTTTTTCTGCATATTCTTCTGAATACTTATCTAATGAAATACTTTCTGGTGATTTAACTTCTTCTTTTGGAATAGTTAAATCTTCACTAGCTTCTTCTTTTACTGGTTCATCTTTTTTAGATGAGAATTGTTTTTCTAATTCTGAGTATGCTTTAGCTAAATCTTCTGCATTTTTAAATTTCTCAGGCAACCATTCTGGTCTTTGATTTTCAATATTCTGTGCTTGTGTGTCTGGTTCTGTTGCAACTATTGTTGTACCATCTTCACTTTGCAAAGTATTAACATCAATACCTTGTTCTTTTAATTCTTTAACTTGTTCTTCTGTTGATTTTTGTGCTACTGCTTCGTTGATTTCTACTTTTTCTGTAGACATATATTACTCCTGTTGATTTAAGACTAACTCATCACCTTCAACATTTGCAGTGCCACCAGAGTTAGCGAATTGTTTTCCCATTTCTATTGCTACTCTAGGGTCAGTTGCAGTATTCTGCATCTGCTGTGCCATCTGTTGTTGTTGTGCTTGTTGTTCTTCGTTTTGGATTTGTTCAGTTGATTTAATTAAACCTGATGTATCAATTTGATTTGCTATTGCAAATTTCTTAATTGCATCATCAAGGTTAATATATTTTGCAAGTACCTCTGAACCTAAAGTTCCTGCAAGGTCAGAAATAAATTGAAGTAGTTTCAATCTATCTGACTGTCTACCTAATGCTTCCATTCCAACAATAATCTTAACTTTGACTATGTCTTTAGGTAAATCAGGTAGTAGTTTCTTCTGCCTTAACATAGCTAATTTAGTATTTATGTAAGGTAGTTGAAATTCTGTAGTTAATATTCCATACACTCCACCTAGTGCATCTTGTAATTCATTTGCTATTAATTGTACTTCTGTAGCAGTCACACGTTCTGCTTGTCTTTGTA